TTCAAGAGCCATCTCGTTGCCACTATCAGATTGAGCCTTTTTCCAAGATTCCTTACTAGGACGGTCTGGATCACCGGGCTTTGCTGGTTTATAGTTTTTTCCTTCCCGTTCTTTCTTTTTACGAATATTTTCCCATAAACCGGGTTTTGCTACTGCAATATCCCACAGTTCTGTTTCCTCGCCAAAGTCTTCATATTCGGCTTCTAGTGGAATATAAAAGTTTTCTTCATTAATTTCTTCTGCGTAGCCAGCTTCCATTTGTAGTTCAAAATCTGCTATTTCCACACAATCACAATCTGCGGTTGCTTGATCTAAACAAATAGCAATCCTTTGCTGATTATTTGGATAGTCCTTTTTCATAACTTTGTCACCCATACAACGTGAAACAAATTTTGTTTTATCTTCATCTTTTCTTCTTTGTGGAATTGGCATGATATCTCCTATTTTAATATTAATTGTTTAGCGTTAGTGAAAATATTATCTATACTGCCCGATGGTATTGTGTCTTTAAAGTAATCGTATATACTACTAATCATTGGATGATTTTCATCTTGTGTAATTTCTAACCATCCGATAAAATAGTTCCATATTCTATCTTCTAAAATAAGTGGATATTTAACACCATTAGGGCGACCAAATCTATGATTCCATTGTAATTGTGGAATACAAATATTCTTTCCACCCCACTTTTTAAATTTTTCGGCTATATATCCTTCTTCACCACCAAAGCCCTTGAAATGATTATTTATACCTTGCCAGCATGATTTCTCAAAAGATAATAATCCCATACCTTGCATTGGTATTTCGAAGGGAATTCCTTTTGAATATGCCTCAAAGTTTGTTGCCCATACCCCATACATATGACCACTCCATTTAGGTTCAAAATGAGTAGAAATATTATGTAAATTATCATACAGTAATGGACCCTGTACTAAATCTTTACAATTTGGATTAGAGTTGAAGTAAGATAATAGGTGTGCTATTGCTCCTTCTGCTAATAAAACATGACAATCTATAATTAGTATATATTTTCCAGTTGCATAATTTACAATCTTATATTTATTGAATGAACTTTGTTTTTCATAAAATTCTATATATCTAATATTATTTCTATGTTCTGCAAAAGATTTACAAGCCTGACCATGTGGACTTTTAGGATTGTTATCCAGAATGATGAATTCTACTTTATCGCTTTTACATATAGGATGATACATTTGTAACGCTTGTATGGAGAAAAATACTCCATCAAAATCATCATAAGTAGCCATTCCTATTGATAGTAATTTATCAGACATATTATCCCGGTGCAGAGTAGTATCCTATATCAAAGCCTTGTTTTGAGCAATCTTTGATAGTTTGTTCCATACCATTAGATTTTAAGCTATTCTCTATATATATACACATGTTTTGGTCTGTTCCCGGCCAGTTGGTTTTGCAATAATGGCATAATTTAGTACATTTCCAGTTCTCTCTATTTGGAGATATTGGCTGTGGTTTTTGGTTATTTTTAATGTCCTCAAATTTAGCTTTCAACATCTTAAGAAATCTTTTTTGGTCAGATTCATCAAAACACATGGAAAATGGGCCACCATCCTTGATAAAAAAGATGCTCATAATTGACTGTTTATACCCAGGAAAAAGTTTTGATATTGCATAGTTATATAATAACAATTGAGGGTCCGAACAAAGTTTTTCATATGTTTTTTCTTCGCCAGTAGCCCAATCTAGCCTACGTCCAGTTTTCCAATCTATAACCTCAATAATCCCCTCAGAAGTTTCTGTAACTAAGTCTATGGTTCCTTTAATAGCTAATTGACCCTTAATCACCTTGCCATTATATTCATATTCAAAGTGCGCCCAATCTTCATCTATTGGAATATCAAAATGAGGTTCAGCCGCCACGATATTTCTATATCTAGGATCGAATTGACCGTCATTATAGTTTAGGGTATCCCAAACTAATTGTAGACAGTTTTCATTATCACCCTTAGTAAAATTATGATTTGAACCAGAAGTATAAAAAGTAAAACTTTTTGATAATAAGGTATTAACAATATCCTTTTGGAATAATTCAGATTTTTTAATAGCTACCGCTCCAATAGCGTCATCTTCAATAATCAATTTATTTTTTTTAGGATTGTCCTGCTGATATTTTTTTAACTTGGCTAATACTTCCATTACCTTATGGACTATGGTTCCAAGTTCAGCTTTTTTACCACTAGTTTGTTGATGCCCTAGCACATAAGTTATAAAGTATTGCATTTGACAATACGAATAATTATTGTAGCTAGATGATCTAATATATGTTACGATCATCACGCACTCCAAATTCTATTGTTAGATTTCAATGTTTCGCATAAATCTTCTATGGTCATATTAGAATTATCAATAATAATATCGAAATTTTTCCAATCAAACATTTCTATATCTAGAGCTTTTTCTGAATCATGGTCACTGTGATATAAATCTCTTGTTAGTCTAATAACAATGCCACCATTGTCCCTAATGGCAGATACTTCATTTGGAAATCTAACATCTGGAATAATAGCTATTTCGGATTGCTCATTAATAACTCTATTTAATGTAGCATTTACCCATGCATTATTATATATTTTACGCACAACATCAGTTCCAAAATATTGCAAAAATTCTCTTGCTGTCATTGGGCCAGTTTTATCACTAGATGAATTTGGAATATCATCCCATAATAAATGGGTTGGTTTATTTTTATCATCATCACTACCATAGACTTGTTGATGATCTATACCAAATAAACCTATAGCTATTTCTTTTAGAGTGTCAGCAAAATGATAAATCTTAATATAGGGCCACAGTTCTCTATGGGCATACTCAACAAATGACATATCTTTTCTAGTCACATCAAATTCGCCATACCCAAGAGTACCTGTGGAATCTGATGTTTGCACAATCAATTTACCATTTGTATCAATATAAAAATCTTTTATCATATCTCTAGATAATAATACAGAACCATTAATACAATTGGCTACGGTATTCTTTCCAGCTTGCTTGCGACCAGCAATTCCAATAATTTTCATGAGTATAAACCCTTTATTTGTGGTAAAACTATATTTTGAATTTGATCAATAGTCATTTCGCCAATATCTTTTGTTGGTATCTTGGGAAAGGATAGTTTGTACATTCTATTTAATTGTCTTTGAATTTGTATCTTTGCTTCTCTGCCTGCTTGGTCATTATCGGTCAAAACAACAATATGTGTTATTGGCATCCTATTTAATTGAATTTCTTGTTCTTTACTTAATGACTTTCCGAATATGCTAATTACATTGTTAATGCCAGCCTCATATAATCTCCAAACATCACCCTGACCCTCAACAATGAATAAAGAGTGGGTTTGTTTAACTTTTTCTAAGGCTCTGTGATAATTGTAAAATAATCCAGTTTTAGTGAATCCAGTAGGATAAAATAAAAACTTTGGTGTCTTATATTCTTTTACCGATCTGCCTATGATTCCAACAACATTTTGTCCATTATGGTCATGAATGGGAATAACTGCCCTATCATACATTTTGGATTTTGGATTATGACAATCACCAACCTCAAAATATTTTAATGTTTCTTCTTTAAATCCTCTGCCAACAAAATACTTTGATGGATATGTTAATTTTTCTACTATAATTGGTTCATATTCTTTAGCAATAATATTATCATTTAATGTTGATACTAATTGTGCAAACTCGTCTGGATTATCATCTTTAATATTAATCGTGTTAGATTTGCTTTTACTCTTTTTAACATTTAATAGATCACAGGACCACTTTAACGCTTGTGCAAAGCCAACATCTTCGCCCTCTTCTTTTGATAATGTTCCGCGTATCAAACCAAAAATATCATTACGGTAGTGGTGCTGACAATCTCTGGTCCAGCATTTCCAAATACCTTTATCAATAGAAAACGAAAAAGCTCTAGGATTATCACTAGACTCATGAACCGGACAAGTGGAGTAAATATTATCTCCAAATACTTCACATGTCATGCCAAGTTTCTTAAACACCAATTCGGCATTCTTATTCAGCTTCTGTTTGATCGTATGTAAATCCATCTTGCTTTATTTTGTTAAGTGACTCTGTGTTAACTAAGCCAGTATCGCCAACTGGTTGATTCTTGAACTCATTACGTGTTTTTAATTCTCTTAATTTTGCATGAGCGCCCTGCATTATCATATTAATATAATCGCCATCATCTAAGCCTGCTCCATGCCTAGCAACAATAGGAACAAGTTTTCTATTACCAGCATTTGGCCCATCTTCTGCTAATTCTTCTGGAGATTTAATCTTAAATATTGTGAATGATGTACACAGCCAGATTAATCTATCGGATCCGCTCACAGCATCTGTGCTTTCTTTTGTGATGCCATCTCTATTTAATTGAACAAAGGATAAGCATGGAATATCTAGCTTAACACATAGATTATGTAATGATGTTATCTGAAAACCGAGTGCTTGATATTCCTGTATATTATTAGTGATAGATGATGATGACATTAGCTTAAGATAATCATATATAATAACACAGTCCTTTGTTTTGCCATTATCATCTAGTTTTACCTCTTGCATCACCCATCGTCTAACAAGATTTAATATTTGATCAAATGGTTTACCCGCAACGCTGATATAACTATAAGGAATAGATTCTATGCTTTTCATAGCCTCTATAACTTTTTGATGCTTATCTTCATCTTCAATAAATTGACCTGTGGCAATTTCGTTAATTGGAACACCGCTAATATTAGCAATTAATCGGTTTAAATGATCTTCTTTTGACATTTCAGTATCAAGCATTAATACTGGAACATTTTTAGAAGCCACATTAAGAGCAACATTATCCGCAAATACACTCTTACCAACTTTTGGTCTAGCGGCAATTAGATCAACACACTTTCTTCTTAATCCGCCACCTATTGCTTCATCAAAGCGATTAAACCCTGTTGGTATTCCTATAATATCGCACTTGTTCTTTTCTAAGAATTCGATATAATTTTTAATATCTTTACCAATCTTTTCTGGATTTTCTCCACCATCATCCTCTCTTAAAAAGTCTGTAACGGGATTCTCTAGAATCTGTATAATTTCATTAATAGATTCTGATCCTGTGATATCATCAATATCCTTATGAACTTTTGCTGTTAGCTTTTTGATCTTACGAGCAAATTCAAACTTCTTAAGCTGAACACTGAAGCTGAAAATATTTTCTTTACTAATTGGAAAATCTAATAAAGATTTAATATATTTTAATTCCTGTGGAGTATTAACAGTCTCCGATAAATTTAATTGTGAGGCTGCGGCTAATAATGATGGAATATCAATCTTTTGCTCATTACTAATAACTTTTTCTATACACCTGTAGAGTACTTGATTATTAGCGTGGCCAAAAGTTTCGTGATTAATCAGATCTGATACTGATATATAACCATCTAAACCGTGCTGTAATATACCAGCAAGGACTGCTCGTTCAGCACCAATATCTGTTAATTTTACTTCCATTTATTTACCTGTACACCTATTGCATCGTGGAAATTCTCCATATACAAATCTTGCGTCTTCTTTAAAAGACTTGCCGCACACATGACATTCTAGATCTAGCTTCTTTGACGCTTCTCGACGCCTTGGTGTTTTCTGAAATTCGGGAGTTTCAATATCTCTAAACTCTCCCTCATCACGCCACTTGTTTTCTCTGCCTCTCACGGGTTCTTTTCTCCTATTGTTAGTAGAATCTGCTTTGGTTACCATAAAATCTTCACCAACAACTTTGGGAGGTTTGGTTGTGGTGACTTTAATTTGAGTTGTTTCTTTAGGTTCAGAAGGCATCAAGGCTTGCATTAATTGTGCCTTTTGTTCGTCTGATAATGATGATAAAAATGCATCAAAATTACTCATTGTCTTTTCCCTTTCTCTAACAGTATATCGGCTTTTCGCTTTAATTCATATACTTTACCATCTAAAGCTTGAAGTCTAGACTCTGCTACCTCTCTCATATTGTCCACAGAAGCAGCATAGCTATTATTACTAACTATCATTTGGCGTTTTGATTCATGCTTTGTGTATTGACTAAATTCATGATTATGTTGCACAACCAATTTTTCTAATTGATCATTACACCAATTTAATGCTATCTTATTTTTATTAATCTCATCTTGAATATACGTTGAATAACTATATAATAAATATGCTGTGTCAAAGGACTCTTGCTGTGTTAACTTTTTTAAATCCTCAGAAGATAAATTCGCAGCTAATAGATATTCCTCTCTAAATGATGAGAACTTAGTATTACTAAGATCAATATAGGAATTAATAGTCTCAAGATGATCCGCTAACTTTTCAGATGCCTTTAATTTGTTTTCGCCACTCATCATCACTTTCTGAATATTTTAGGGTTATTAGTTGTATGCCATTTAGTTCGCACCACTCTATTTTATCCTCGTCCCTAGCTTTGCTTTTTAAGAAGTCTCCGAGACTTTTATGAAAGAATTCACAGTACTCATAATGCTGTTGACCATGAACTTCAATGCCAATCTTAATAGATGGAATATAAAAGTCAAGGTACAATACGGATTTTCTATGTAGCGATGTGCTTCCCGGCAATTTAACTTCTTCTAGAACCCTATAACTATTATAGATTTCTTTTAATAAGTTTCTAGCACGAATGTGATACTTTGAACGCTTTCTAGTATCA